TAGCAGCGGCTGCAGCATCATCAGTTGTTACAATAGAAAGTGTGCCATTTGTTCCTACAGTGAATACAGCAGTATCACTAGATGAACCTGTCATGGTCATAGCTTTGCCATTGATAGCTACATCATCTACAGTCAAAGCTGTAAGAGTACCAAGAGAGGTTACGTTAGTTTGGCCTGCAGTTGACAGAACTCCTGCAAGTTCACCACTTGAACCATAAATAACTGCCTTAGAGTTTACGACAGAGTTAGCACTAGAGCCATCTACTAAATTTAACTCAGCAGCAGTAGAAGTAACGTTAGTACCCCCAATGTCTAGGGTAGTCATTTGGACTTCGCCAGCTACAGTTACAAGCCCGTCAGCAACAGTAATTAAATCAGTGTCATCAGTGTGACCAATAGTCGTACCATTAATTAAAACATTATCAATATCTAAAGAACCACCAGATATTAAACCTGTTGTAGTAATAGTGCTAGAACCAGTATCTATATTACCAAAGCCAGATGTGATGGTACCTGAGTTTAATGCTCCTGTTGTAACAATAGAAGAACCACCAACACTTTTACCAGCCATATAAGTAGAAAGTGTATCTACCTTAGTCATACGCATTGTACCTGCGTCATTAATAAGTACACCATCGCCGTCAGCTACAGCAGTAGTACCACGTGCAGTTCCACCATCAATAAGATTTATTTCTGTAGCTGTTGAAGTTACTGCTACATTTTCATTAATTTTAGGTGATGTAAAAGTTTTATTAGTTACAGTAGCAGTTGAGGTGGCTGATAATATACGAGAGTTACCACCAGTACTTGGTAACGTAAGCGTGTTTGAACCACTTTCAGCATGGGGCGCACCTATAAGTGTTTGTGCGTGAGCATTGGAGCTTTCACAATAAAATAGTATTTTAGAAACAGTACTACCACTATTTTTAAGATCAATAATACCTGCTTCAATTCCTACTTGACCATCAATTAAAACAACACCAGTACCTTTAGGATTTAAGTTAAGATTAATATTTGTATCCCCACCAGTAGAAGCTAGTATAGGACCATTACCAGAAGCAGCATTAGTGATTTCAAGTTGATTTACTGCACTACCTGTAGTTTGAAATACAAGTTGTTCATTACCACTTTCATCACCAATAAAGTGTGCATCATCAATTAAAATGTTTTGAGAGTTTGTATCTAAGTTACCACCTAGTTGTGGGCTTGTGTCTTCTACTACATTAGATAAGTCACCGCTTGAACCAGTGCCAGCAATAATAGCACTTCTAGTAATTTTCTTTAATCCACCACCTGAAGTATCCACTGCAATAAATACATCATCATTTGCTGCAGTGCTAATTTCTGATAAATCACCTATTGTAGTGTTGCTTACATCAAGAATGTTTAATTCGGCTGCAGTAGAAGTTACACCATCTAGAATGTTTAATTCTTCGGGAGTAGAAGTAACAGCAGTGTTACTAGCTGCTGCTAATACTGGCACTGTACCACTTTGGTTTGGTAGGTTAATAGTTCTGTCAGCAGTTGGGTCTACAATAGTAAGAGTAGTTTCATGTGCGTCAGCAGTAGCTCCTTCAAAAAGAACAGCATTTTGCGCATTCATTGTTACTGTATCTACTACAGTAGTAGTACCGCCTACAGATAAGTTACCTGTAATAGTAAAGTTACGAATACCTGTATAATCTTTATTGGAATCTAACACTACACCCTTAGAAGCAATAGCTGTTCCTACTGCAGTACTTCCTAAATCTAGTGCATTAAGTTCTCCTACGACTGCAGTAATGCCATCTAAGGCATTAAGCTCCGCTGCTGTTGAAGTAACATTAGTACCGCCTATATCAAGCGTAGTCATAGATACTTCACCTGCTACGGTTACTAAACCATCAGCAAGGGTAATTAAGTCTGTGTCATCCGTATGACCAATAGTAGTGCCATTAATAAGTACATTGTCTATGTCAAGTGATCCACCTGAAATAAGACCTGTAGTAGTAATTGTACTTGAACCAGTATCTATATTACCAAAACCAGATGTAATAGAGCCTGCGTTTAATGCTCCTGTAGAAGTAATACTGGTTGTAGTAACCCCATCTACATAGGCTTTAATAGACTGTTGACTTGCAATACCTGTTGCTGAGTTACTTGCAAAATTATCTTCATCAAGAAATGCTTTACCATCAAGTATATTTAATTCAGCGGCTGTAGAAGTTACGTTAGTTCCACCAATATCTAATGTGGTCATAGATACTTCACCAGCAACAGTAACAACACCATCAGCAAGTGTAATTAAATCTGTATCGTCTGTATGCCCTATAGTAGTACCATTGATTAAAACATTATCAATGTCTAGTGAACCGCCAGAAATTAATCCAGTAGTTGTAATTGTACTAGAGCCTGTATCAATAGTACCAAAGCCTGACGTAATGCTACCACTATTTAAAACACCTACAGTAGTTGCAGCAGTAGTAACAAGATTAGGCATAGCAGTGATTTCATCATCAAAGTATGCAGCTAAGTCTGTTACCGCAACCTGCACCATAGTGCCGTTGTCATTCATAACAACACGATCAGCATCAGCTACAGTAGTAGAAGTAGCTGAAGTGCCACCATCTATAATATTAAGTTCAGCAGCAGTTGAATCTACAGCAGCTAACTTAGTTAAATCAGCCTGTACTAAACCAGAAACACCATCAAGTAGGTTTAACTCTGCGGCAGTAGATGTAACTGCTGTACCTGCAATAGAAAGAACGTCTACTTCTGCTGTACCATCAATAAATAAATTACGCCACTGCTGGCTTGCGGAACCAAGATCATATGTATCATCTGTGTTAGGAATAATGCTTGAGTTTACATCTGCACCAAATACAACATTATCAGCAGCAGAATCACCAAGCGTAAGAGTGCCACCATTAAAGGTAGTAGTGCCTGTTACAACAAGATTACCTCCTACAGCTAAATTGCCAGATATGTCTACAGCACCATTAATGTCTATGGTAGTGGCTGCAATCTGTATCTCTGTGTCTGCTACAATGTCAAGCTGCCCGTCAGCACTAGAATTAATATAGATAGCAGTATCACGAAACTGTAGTTTTTCCGTAGACGCAATAAGTATATCATCAGAAAACTCAAAGTAATCCTCATCCTCCATCCACTTTAGTATACCGTCATTAGAACCACCATCAAACGTAAGAGTAACGTCAATAGTGTTATCTCCCAGTATAATGCCGGGAGTAATCAAACCACCAATAGGCCCACCTTCTCCTGCTGTACCATCGTGAGAGTGTCCAGAGGTAGCAGCAAAAGCAGCAACAAGTTGATCAAACTCTGTGTTAAACAGGTCTGCTGTAATTGTATCACCGTCAGTGAATGTTGATTGTCTTGTGTATGTAGAACCCATCTAACGTCTTGCTCCTAATTGATATTCTAGCTGAAACCCCTTGAGGGAGTAGGGTGCAGTTTCCCCGCCATCATTAACTCTTAATACTACTGAAAAGCCTGAACCTTCTACTGCCTGTCTTACAAGGGGCTGTGAAGGACCACCAAAAATAAACTGCACTGCTGAAGATGAAGTGCTAAACGATGACACCCCAAACAAAGCTGCAACATCTGCAGTGTCTAAAGCATAAGCAGCAGGTCTTGAAGAGTCAACGCTTTCGTTATCATACCTTACTAAAAGATCAGCGTCAATAGCTGATTCAGGTTTGTAGTTAAGTATAACTCTTTGCATGTGCTTGCGTACACCAGTGTCTCCAAAACTCATGTCAGGACTTCTGTACCTTCCAAGAATAGCCGTACCATCAAATGTATTGCCTATCTCTTGTCGGTGTATGAAACCTTCAAAGTCACCATGTAATACAAAGGTATTGCCTGTTTCAACAAAGGTATCTGTAGATGCGGGTTTAACTCCACGTATTTCTGAAAACTCAAACCCGTCCTGTTTTAACACACAGATAATACCTCTTGTTTGTGCATTAGACTGACCAGTTTTACTAAAGAATATTCTGTATTGTGTCTTATCTGTTATTACTACACTTTCAAACAAAGAACTGTTCTTAATGTTTTCATCAAAGATAGACTGTACATTTCTACTAATTGTACCTAGTTCAGTATCACCAATCCTTGCAGTAGCAGCAACAGTACGCAAACCATCAGGCCCAAGAAAGATTAAATCCCCGCCAAATTCTTGAATAGTATCACCATTAATACATCCAATACTTCTTGTAACAGCTTGGATAGCAAAGTCAGATGATGAACTGCCTGTTAGTTTAAATATTCTGTTTTCACAAAAGATAAAAAGAGAATCACGAAAAACTTTTATACCTGTAATAGTATCATCTACTCGTATGCTTCCTGCACCATTACCACTGGTAAAGTCATCTTCATCAAAAGGTATACTAAAAACTAACTCTTCTGGTGTAGTACTTTTACCTGCATAAAACATA